GGAATGCCTGCGGCGCCTTCGGAAAGGCCACCGCGGTTAAATCCAGCAGGTGCAAACCAAATCTCAGATGCGGCTTCTGAACTCGCCAGAACGCCCATCATCGCAATACTGGGTGGAATCCACAACATTATACCAGTTTCTTCGTCTCGAGTTTGAACCCAAGGATAGAAGGTTGTACCATAGCTGGAATCAATCCTTCTGTCTTGCAGTGCTGTGGCGACTGCAGTTGGTGTTGAAGGAATTCTCTGATCTTTGCTGGAGTAATAGCTCTCGTGAGGAGGAATATATACATTCCCAAGATCAATAAGGGCCATGGCGTCGGCGCGCTCCTCACAAACATTAATCATATGATTCGTCAAACTATCATTTGTCAAACCCGGAACCGCCAAAAGGTTCATATCAACAGATTCTGGATCTGCGACAGTATCGATGGCGCGCCTGTAAGTATGGTAGGCGTAGCTCGTGTCTTCAGTTGGGGCCCCAGTCATTCCATTATTATAAAGCGGATCTGGCTTCATGATATCGAACCCATCAAAACCACCGAAGAAAGGCGCTGTAAATCTATCATATCCCTTCTGAAGTAAATCTGTGATGGAGGCAGAGGTGGCTGATGTTCCTCTCGCGCGAGAGCCCGATTGATAAGAATAAAGGTTGCTTCCGTTAAAGATAACGTCATCTAGCGAAAATACATATGCGTAATCATCAACACCTGTTGTGGCAGCCGGATTGGTGGGGTTAGTGCCCCCTCCATTGGCGGCGCGGCCGCCCAGTTGTGAACTATAATTGCTGTAAAGAGGGCCATGGAAAGACGAAATACTTGCGTCTGGGCTCGTGCTCGTTGCTGTTCGTGTCGTCTGCATTCCGAAATATGCGTCAGTTGGATCACTTAAGCCACCATCAGAAGCAGAGTTGCGAAGTCTCACTACTGGAAATTCGAGGGAACCGGTACAACCACCGCCGCCCAGGGCGGCACCCACGCCGGCTCCTCCGGACAAATAAACGACACCGCCGTAGTATTCGGAGCCCGTGTGCTCAACAATGTCGGCGCCGCCCGTTACAAAGAACTTAGCTAGCGTAGAGCCGTCGCCGTAGGCAAACCCCGGAGACGTCGCGCATGCTCCCGTTGCTGTCAAATCATATACCGATCTGAAGCGTGGGGGTGCAAAATATCCAAACGGAAGAAGGGATGCGTCCGTGGCTCCGGCATCGACGTCTGCATTCATATCAACATACACAAACTTAGAGTTGTTGTCATAGTCACCGTAGGTCTTGAGGCGCTTGTCTGTGGTCGACCATTGTGTATATTTGTCGCCAATTCGGCGCGCAATATAATCTGGCGATGTAGGATCGAGATTCAAATTATCATATCTCTCCAATACTTCAACGCTACCATCGGTGTCGAGTATATTTCTAATAACAACAGAGAAGGTGCCGTACTCATTCGTGGTTGTGGTTGAAGTGCGGATCCTTGAAATTGAAACCTTACAATTCTTATGTAGCCACGCGCCATGGCCTCTCCCAACCAAGCGGAAAAGTCGCTGTTGTCTAAAAGGTACATATGCGGTCGCAGTGCCAAGATCTTGTCCAATAAACCATCCAGCTACCCCTTCAATAGATGCTTGAGATTTCATGTTCTGTGGGCCAGTTGAAACACCACCACCGGACGCAATCGCCATCATGCACCCAATGGCGCCAGAGGTCATACCGCGATCTCTCAATTCCTGCTCATATGTTTCGCCCAGCCAATAACTTTTAGCATATTCGCTCGTGGAAGTATAAAATGTAGAAGCACTTATAAGCTGAGGGTTAGTGTTAAATACTTTACGAATGAAAGTGCTCTTAGTGTCGTCTAAACTAAAGCTAATTTTTTCTTCTTGGCCGATGCCCCCACTAATAACGACTGTCCAAAGATCGGTGCTAGAATCAGTCCCGAGAATAACATTGTTGGAGCCGGTAGTTCCATTGAATACAGTACCATCGGTGCCAACTGGCATCTCTCCTCCATAGGTGGTGCCACTAAGATAAATAGTGCCCTGACTAACATACCAAATAGCAGCAAGACTGCCTGTACCTATGATAGCGTCAGTGCCGCCAGAACCAGATGTGAATACCCAAAGTCCATAAGCACCACCATTGGTGGAGGGAACTCCAGTTGGGCTCAATTGAGTCTTCCAGCCGGCGGCCGCATCGCCACCTGCAGTATTGCCAATTGAAGTTTGCTGTCCTAGCAAACGGATATAAGTAAGAGGGGCAACATTTGCGTTCAGGAACGCCTTTGCCGCATAAGTTCCATACATTGGAGATTGATAGTTGCCATGGCGAGAGATATCTCCACCTCCCATACCGGGCACTGTATCACCGAACACTTCGACAAAATCTGAATAAGATTCAACCTTTAGGGGTTGCATTGCTAAGCCGCGGCGCGCTCTTCCGATGACGACGGGGCCGATTGCTTCAGGAGTTCTGGGGATAAAGGAGTTATCAATCTCATTGATAAACACTCCAGGAGATACAAATTTAAAACTTTTAACTGACATTATTGAGTTCCTCTTACCAAAATAGGTGTAAATAGCGACCTAATCATTAATTAAGTAGTATTTTTAATCTCAAAAGTATGTCCTGAACTAGTCGAACTAAAGAAAAAAGTCGCCAATACCCTCAGGAACTGTTCCTTCGTTGGGGAAAGTTATCTCCACCGCATTCTCGTGAATTCTTATGATGGGGCGGTCGTCGTTATCATTTTCCCCAATAAGATACCCCAACACTCTAATTGTTACCTCAGAAGAATACATTCGCACGTCTTCGGCGAGGTTGCTAACATTATTGGAATGGGTAAATCCTTGATCAATGAATGCTTCATACAAATGGCCGTTTCTGGTCATGGTGAAAGCATTAATTTGGCCTGTTCGCGCCATAAATGGCACCAAAAGATCATTCATTTGCTGCTGATATTCGCTTTTAATCATAATCTTGTAATCGATATTCACATATACAGGGATTGGAATGGAGAGGCTTTTAATAACGACTTTTTTATTGACTCTCGGATAATAAAGTTGCTCGGTACCGCCTGTCTGCAAATCTCGCATAGCAGGCACTGATGCAAAGTTTCTGGTCTTATCCTGGACTATCTTTTTGGCGATAACAACGCGACCACTTCTGCCGTTTTTATCCTCGGAATATAAATGTGCTTGAAATGAACCTTTTCTATTCGGGTCTTTTATAATCCCCGTTCTTTCGATACTTATTAATGGCAACTTTAGGGCGCCAGAATCGTCTCTTAATTCTTTTTTGTTCTTGATTTGAAACGATCTTTCGGGAACTTGCCAAAGAACCGGCACTTTAACGAAACCTTCGTTGGTGGTGGCCATTAGGTCCAAATCTTCTTTTAACCATGAAGTAATCGCATAATCTATGTTTTCAATAGTCGAGGCGCGCATGCCCAATTCTTTTAATGTAATCTCTGGCTTGTTGTCAGGCAACATAGCAAAGTCAAAATTCTCAGGTAGCATCGAACAACCCCTTCCTGGCTCTCTTACAGACAGCTGATATTTCAAAAATGTGACTTACCTGTCCAAATAATTGTTTATTCTGAACTAGTTTCACTATTTCGTAATATGTTTCACCATATAACACAAAATCGCCTTCACGAATGTACATGTTTTGATCTTCCTCTAATCTGCGTTTATGAAAATGCACATTAATTTCCCAAACCTTATCCACACCGACACCTTCCATGTAGGTTGTTTCAAACGTTGTAAACTCCACCAACGCAAACACTCGAACGGGGGGTAGAAACGTTTTTTTAATCGCTTCCCCATACAATTCATGAAAGTGAGTTCTTTCCAAATCAACAGGATAGTAGAGAATTTGCTGACCGATTACCTTCTCGATCAATTCGTCATTTATCTGTTTTACTAAATCTCGCTCTTTTTCACCAAGAAATAGAGGGGGTGGGGGCGCAGTTGGCTTATTCCATTTATCTGACATCATTTATTACCCCACAAATATTGGCAAAGGCGAGTTTTTAAGCACCTCCACTGTTGCGTTAGCTTTCTCACCATCCAACTTGACTAGT